GCCGACCATTGACGAGCTCTTCCATCTTGGTCTCGTCGATCTTGCCCTCTGCCGCAGCTTTCAGTTCTGCGATACGATCGAGCTCTGCCTGAATTTCATCGGGCTTCTTGCCGAGGGTGCTCCAAGGCTTGAGCTGATCGCGAACCTTGGCGTGATCCTCACGTTCCTTGCGAAGTGCTTCCTGAACGGCGGTGATGTCATTCTGGGTTTTCAGCCCAGAGACGCCGGTGAGAACGAACTTTCCGTCCTTCTCGTCGTAGAGACCACGGACATTTTCGGGAATGTCGTCCTGAGCCTCATATTCAAGTTCAACCTGTAGATCGGGCATCCATATGCTCCACTTTCTGTGCAGGACCACTCCTGCAAGTTATCAAGGCATCACGCCTAGATTAGTTTTCCGGACGCTCCTGGAGCATCTGAAGAATAAGATTTAGCTGCCTCTCCATGGCGGCTCTGTCAAGCCTCTGCTGGTTGGAGAGTCGCTCGATTTGTAGCTTGAGGTCACCCGCTGATTGCAGATCAGACCGATCAAGATCATCGATCTTGTCTTCTGCTTCATCCATACTCTCTTCAAGATCCTGGATATCAGTAGCGAGACGAATTCTCGAGTCGAGAGTGAAGTTCTTGTGATTTTCGAACTCTGACTGATTTACCTTTTGACTGAGAGACTCGGTATTGTCCCCAATCGTCTTGTAGGCGACTGCGCCACCGCCAATCAATGAAATGACTGTGATGATAGTTGGGATCCAACTGAACATCTTATTCATCACTTGGTGGAGATGGAGGTCCGTCATCGTTCTGGTTCTCTGCTGCTTGATCGCCAGTCATCAGGCGACGAAATACGAAGTCCTCGTCATCGTTCTCTTGAGACGCGATTTCCATCTCTTCTTCGAACGAGAGCTCCGTCATGCGACGCTTACGAGCGAGAGTGTGCATAGAACGAGCGCTGATGGGCCAGCCGAGGTTCCTCGCAGTGGCGATCTCAACCATGGTCTGACCAGTGAGCTCAGCCTCACCGAACTCTTTATTCGGAACTACACTGACCTGCTCTGGGTCTTCACCCATCCATTCAGCACAACGCTTCAGAATGTCTTCGAGACCCTTGGCACCGACCTCTACGATCTGGTTCATATCGGCAGTTCGAGCTGCCACTCTGATCCTGAGGCTATCTCCAGACTCTCTTTCTCGGCTGGTCGTGTCGAGAGTCTGTGCTCCCATGGAACCTGCGCGTCTCTCAAGGTTCTCGAGTGCCTGACGCTGTTCCGCGAGTCCTTGAGAGTTGACACCGACGTATTTGGCGTCTCCTCCTTGAGGAACATCGATGCGACTTCCACCACCAACTCGAACTGCATCTGTTTCATCGAAGCCACCACCAATCGTAACGAAAGTGTCCTGACCTTGCATGAACAAATTCTGGCGATAATCTGCATCACCACGATAAATGGTCATGCACATATTACCAAGGTCGAGCAGAGGAGGCTCATCAACGTCGTTTGTAAGGTCAGCAGAGTTGATGATGACGAAGGGCATCTTTTTGAGGTTCCGACCTCTCCAAGACGGGGTAATGAGGCCGCTTACCGAGTAATCTCTCTCTTCAAAGACACCCTGCTGGTAGAGTCCCTCTGGGTTGTTCTCATCTGGAACACCAATGATCAGGATGCGATACTTCTCTTTCAGCTCCCAGTTGAATATGTCTGTTCTCTCGTTCTCGCTCTCGTTAAGCACCACGAGATTGAGCTCCTGAGGAACAAGTCCCTCAACAGAACCATCGTCCCAATTGATGATACGCTCAGCGATATAGGTTGTGAGATAGGGTAGGTCTTCACCCTGCCGTGGATTTGTCGGAAGATCAGCCATAAGACCGACTCGACCAGTAACGAGTTGTTCCGTATTGATGCGACGAAGCAAATCTTCAAGGGTTTCTCCCTTTGAAGATCTGATGCCGCTCATCGCCTCTGGCAACTGAATTTTCGGTGGCTGACTGTGCATCATGCCAATCGCCATCTGAACTGCTTCCCTGACAAAGTTCGGGAAACGAGCTCTCGTCATATATGCGTTGTAAGCCTTCGTTCCGACAGTTTCGGAACCGTTGCCGAAACCATCTTGGATATGACCAGACGTAGCCGGAAGGTATAGATCTCTCTTCTGCTTGACAGCGCGCTCTCCCTTGTAAGAGTCACGCATGAGTCCCCAATCGGCTTGCTTATCGCCATACTGAGGATGCTTATTTGAGAGTGAATTCGGCATAGCACCGGACGATACAGCAGACATCAATGCCTGCCAAGCGGTTTTTCACACGAACGATCACCACATTCCAGTTGCAGCACCAGAAGACCCAGGAATGCCGACATGGCGGACAACATAGCGACTTTCATCGCCTACGTGGTCCTCAGCATCGGTATCTATGTCATCCATGTCTTTTTCGTCTCTCGGAAGGACCGGAACTGTGTTGATGAAGGCCGTGCATTCACTTGTGACGAACAATCCACGCTTCTCACGCGGCAAATATCGGATAATTTCACCATTTTCGTCCTTCATGACCCCCGGATGACCATCTTTCATCATCTGACGCATCTGTTCCCACCCTGTTGAGCGAGAATAGGGCCTTTTATCAGCTTCGAGCCACGTAATTCCGGGATATTTGTGTCCATCGTCCAATCGAACCTTGACTTTCATGTCTGTTGCGATACAATTCCCGTTTTCGGCCGAAAAAATCTGACTATCAGCCACTCCTGGCTTCACGCGGCACCAATCAGTCCCCTGTTCTCTCCAACCCCACCTGAGTTCTCGCTCAACTATGCCAGCAGCAATCTCTGTTGCGAGGATGCCGAGACCCTCGTTGGGCTTGCCGGTGCAGCCATACCACTCCTTGATACGAATGAGATCACCTCTGATACTACTTCTGACGCGACCATTGATGTCCACGTAGTCTTCACCGTTGGCGATAGCCCACCAGCCGACTGAAAATGGCTTCGAGGAACCCCAGTCGAAGCCTCGAATGATCTTCCAAGAGTCTGGGACGACGATCTGAGGCAGAACGTTCCATTGTGGATCCCACACATCGTCGAACATGCCGCCAGCGACGATGTCCCAAGAGCCTTCCAGCCACGCCTTCTTCTCCGCTGCGTTCCGAGCTGATGCAGCGATCTTCTGCTTATAGTCCGGATCAGCCTCTAGAAGTGCCTTGTTCTCGTCAATATGGCTGTGGATGCTCAAGCGCGGCGGTTCATCGTTGCCGTCTTCGTCCTTCAAGCCCTTCTGGACTATCATATTGTGAGTGTGTGGCTTGAACCTGTGCTTCACCCAGTTGTGACCGGGTCCATAGGGGTTCGTTGTAGAGCGAACCATTCTAGGCATACCACGCTGAGACGAACGACAGCATGAGAACATTCTCTTGAAGCCCTCGTCGTTGGGCCAGTTGCATAGTTCTTCCCAGCCGATCCATGGATATTCGTGTCCATGGTAGTTCCAGTAATCATCAGGCTTCTTGAATTGACGAAGAAGAAGTTTCTCTCCCGTTGGCCACGTCCAGACGTGCTCAGAATGGTTGAACTTGGCGTCCGGCCAGATCTGAGGGATCCACTTCTGTGTCTTCGAGATGACATCTGTCAACTGCTTGTAAGTCTGTCGGAACAGAACCCCTTTCCAAGCGGCTCCATAATTCTTACCGACGTGCATACAGAACGACATGAGCAGACAGTCAGTCTTACCACCGCCTCGGGTGCCCTCAAAGAGCACTTCGAAAATAGGTGTGGAAGCCAAGAACGCTTCTTGGCTACCCGGCATCGGGCTCCATATGACGTTATCAGGAAATTTCTGGATCTGGTTCATCTATAGATATCTCTTCTGCTTCTGCATCAGGATCTAGAGCGAAAAGCTCAAGTTGTTTCGCCATCCACAACAGATCACGATCTGAGGGATCTCCAAAGACGCTGAGACGAATGTGGCCACCACCGTCTTCATGAAGCCCAATGACGACGCCCTTGGGGAAGGGTCCGTTTCGAACGAATTCTACCGACTCTTCCCTGAGCAGTGGTCCTGAAAAATGCAGCACGTTGTCAGTCATGAGATAGCCTCGACATATTCACACCTTGCCATGACAGTGAAGTGTGTCTCCCTCTGAGTAAAGTTCGCGACGGATTGAGTGAATACATCAGACTTCTCTCGTATTGCCTCGAAGCACTGATCTTGAGAATGATAGAGCTCATTCACTGTTAATTCAGCACAGACCTGCTGCTCTGCGCAGATCGTGAGAAACGCGATCACCCACATGGCTTGGATTTTCCTTAACATAGGACACGATGTCATCGTAGGTGAGCTTGCCCCGTATGACAAGCACGATTTGTTTCGGAGACACCTTTACACAGAAAGTCTCAATTTGTGACTTTCTGCGCATAGGGACGTCGAAGTGGTCCCGATGCCACCAATGCGAACTGATGTCGAGTGCAGCAGCCATTTTGAAGCAGTTCTCTCGTGAATACGGGACGCAGATCAGGTGGCGTCGCCCGTCCGTCAGGAAAATAGGTTCCATCTTCGCTCCAGAAGGCAGGATCAAAGTCACAGATGCAGACGCTGAATTCAGGACAACCCTTCCAGAGCGTCATGTAGTCCCATTCTGGGCAGTAGTGGACCCACTTCTCTCCTCGTTCACACGCCTTTTTAAAGGCTACTGCCACGGCGAGTCACCCTCCTCAAAATGGAAACAACCGTCGTTCTCTCCAACGTATATCGGAATGGTCCCGAAGTTTCCGGGAGATTGCTGAGGAGGTTGCGGCGGAAAGAGCTTGCACTCGAACTGACAGTCCCGCTCTCTCATGTAGTGATCTTTTCGGATAGGCTTGCGAAACCGGCATTGCCCGCAGTTCCCGAACTTCTTGCGATGCAGTGCCTCAACAACACCTTCCAGACATTCTTCACAATCTGTGACCGGCTTCAGTCGATCGCTCGAGTATTCAGCGCGAGGACCTGCGTGAGAGCAGCCCTGACAGAACTCCTCAAGTGTTCTCTTGATAGTATCGCTCATAGGTTCTCCTTACTCTGTCTAACTCGGGATGCTTTGAGATCCACATGCTCGTTGAAGGATTAAACTGCTGGCGAAAGAACTTATCGATCTTCGCGTGACCTGTGCTCACCTTCGGCCTGATTTCGGACGCGAGCTTGTCAAACTCTCCATCACTCATGATAGGGTTCATCACCTCCTCGTAAGCATACGCAGCGATGCATAGTCGAATGCGATTGCGTCTCTCGACCTCAATATGGTTTCCCCACTTTCCCGGCCCAGTAGAGGGGTCACGCGCGCCATGGTCTCCAAAAAGATCAAGCTGCTCCATTCTTCAACCTCACGATGACTCGGTATCTGATCTTGGTGCTGCTTCTCTTTGAGTTAACGATAGGATCTGTGTAGCATACTCTCCCGGTGCTTTGCGTCTCGTAGCAGGATACCTTGAGATAGCCGGTCTTCTGCAGGGCATCTAGATTACGCCTCCGACCTAAGAGGAACTCTGACCACTTCCAGCCGGTCGGCCTCTGCCACGGTCTGTCTGGTAGTCTTGGAGAAGCGAAGGTCTTCTGGTCCCAGACGAGTTTACGATAATCGTCGGGAACCTTGTTGTTCCTCCAGACTTGCTCGGCGAACGGGCAAGGGCTTCTCTTGTGTCCT